GCACCTATTCCTGTTTTTAAAAAAGAATATGGTAATGATATTATCACCCAAAGAGTATTTGATTTAGGTAACAGATTATTAGACCCAGAAGGTAAATTACAAGGTCAAGAATTACCATTTCAATATGATAAAGTTAGACAAGATCATTATTATTTAAATTATGATTATCAAGAAGAATGGACTGAAAGTCATGAATTACCACCTTTAGGAAGTAGATATTATGCTAAACCAAATGACTTTCTATCTACAGAGAATGAAGATGTTGAAGTAATTAAACGTAGAATTATAAATGGTTTTAAAAGTTTAGTAGGAGATAAAGATTGCAAACCAGTAATAACAGAAAATTGGATGCAATATTACCACCCAGCAGATGGTAGAGGACATAATGCTCACAACCATAATAGATGGAGCAATTCAGAAGAAAAACCTATGATGTTTTCAGGTGGTTATTATTTAAGTGATGGAGACCCTATTAAAGATCATCCTTATAGTGGCACATTTGCTTTCCATATTAGAGGAGAAAGACATTATATTAGACCAAAAGCGGGAATGCTGATGATTTGGCCTCATGATCTACTACACTCAGTAGCTCCTTTTTATGGTAAAACATGGAGAACGGTTATAAATTTTAATATAGAAATATGAATCTAATTTTAGAAATAAAAGGTGGAATAGGTAAGACTATTATATCAACTGCTATAATAAATTCAATTAAAAGGACTCATCCTGATTACAATATTATTGTTGTAACTGCTTACCCCCAAATATTTAAAAATAATCCTTTAGTTAAAGAAGTATTTACTTTTGCTAACTTTTCTCAAGTATATTACAAATATTGTAAAGACCAAGAATTTAAGGTATGTGGTTATGAACCTTATGAGCATACTGATTTTGTAACTAGGAAAAAAGGTTTATATGATGTATGGGCTAATTTATGTGGAGTTGAATATAAGAATGAATGGCCTCAATATTATATAGATGAAAAGGAAAAAATAAAATTTAAAGAAAAATATAAAAGTGATAAACCAATTTTTGTATTACAAACCCATGGAGGTGATAGATCACAAGAAATGGATTATAATTGGGCTAGAGATTTACCTGATAGTGTAGTAGAAAAAATAATTAATCACTATAAAAATGATTATACAATTTATCATATAAAAAGTGATTGGCAAAAATCATACGAACACACAATCCCAGCAACTGAGGGAATTAGAGAAATAGCTATATTAATTAGTTTATCTCAAAGAAGATTATTTATAGATAGTTTTGCTCAACATTTAGCTGTAGCATTACATAAACCATCCACAGTATGTTGGATATCAACAGAACCAGAACAATTTGCTTATAAAAATCCAATAACTAGATATCCTTATCACTTTACAGTTAAAGCAAATGAACCACATTTTGAAACAGAGCATTCAACTTATTCAGGATATTCATTAGTAGAAAGTATAAACAATTTACCTTATGCAAATGTAGATAGTATATTTGAAGGAGTAGATATTATAGAAGAAATTGAAAAACAAAAAAACGTATTCCAATGAATTTAAATTATACATTTGACCAACCAGAAAATGATTCACAGAATTATTATTTTTATAAAGAAGGATTTAATAAAGAAGAACTAAATATAATTGAACAATCAGTTTCTGATTTACCTTGGCATATAGCAACTACAGTAGGAGGTGATGATTCCGATAATAGAAAATCAAATATTAAATGGATCCCTCAAAATGATAATTGGTGGTGGTTATATGAAAAATTATCTAATATGGCTGTAGCAGCTAATAATGAATTATGGAACTTCGACCTACAACATATACCAGAACAAATTCAATATACAGAATATCATGCTCCAGCTGGTCATTATGATTGGCATCAAGATATAGGCCCTGGAATGTTATCTAAAAGAAAAATCTCAATTACAGTACAATTATCTGAACCAGATGAATATGAAGGAGGTACTCTTCAATTATTTAGAGGTGGAAGTACAGAAGGACCATTTATTGAAGCAGAAAAAGCTGCAGGGTGTGTTTTTATTTTCCCATCTTATATGATGCACAGAGTAACTCCAGTAACAAAAGGTACTAGAAAATCTTTTGTATTATGGTTAGGAGGAGGACATTATAGATAATATGATAAGAAATTTAGCAAAATTAGCAGTTGATAATGGTGGATTATTAACCCCATTAATTATACCAGGTAATTTAACTGATGGTACAGGCCTATGTAATGTTTCTATCTATAAAGAAAAAGATGGTAGATTAATAGCAAATATTAGACATGTACATTATACTTTATATCATGCTGAATTTAATCAAAAGTTTTATTGTAAGTATGGTACTTTATCTTATTTAAATCCTGAAGATGATATTAAATTAAGAACAGGAAATTATTTATGTAATTTAAATTCTGATACTTTAGAAGTAGAAACCTATCAAAAAATTGACACATCAAAACACGATATTAAACCAGTATGGACATTTATTGGTTTAGAAGATGTTAGGATATTTAGATGGAATGATATATTTTATGCTTGTGGAGTAAGAAGAGATGTTAAACCTGATGGAGAAGGTAGAATGGAACTTTGTGAAGTACACTGGGATGAAGATGTTTGTAAAGAGATTACAAGAGATAGAATAGAAGTTGACCCACATACTTATTTAGAAAAAAACTGGATGCCTGTTTTAGATATGCCTTATCATTTTATTAGATGGTGTGATCCATTACAAGTAATGAAGGTTGATCCTAAAACAAAAACTAGTGAAGTTGTAGTAGAAAAAAAGTATGATTTAGATATTCCAAGAGAATTAAGAGGTGGCTCTCAAGTAATACCATTTGGAGATGAAGGAGATAGAATATGTCTAACACACGGATGCCTATTTTTCCATCATCCAGGAAAACATAAAGATGCTCAATATTATCATAGATTTGTTATATGGGATAAAGATTGGAATTTAAAAGCATTGACTAAACCATTTAAATTTATGGATGCGCAAATTGAATTTGCTTGTGGGTTAGTTATTGATGGTGATAATTTTATAGCTACATTTGGTTATCAAGATAATGCTGCTTATGCTTTAAGATTACCTATTAATTTATTAGATAAATTAGAATGGGAAGATAAAAATATATGGAACAGTTAAAAAAATATTTATACGAGTATTTAGATAATACTACTGACCCTTATGTTAATGCTAAATTAGCTGAGGAATATGAAAAATTAGGACAAGGTGCTTCTGCATTATCTTATTTTTTAAGAGCAGCTGAATTAACATGGGAAACAGACCCAGAATTTGCTTATTGTTGTATATTAAAAACATGGAAACAAATGCATAATACAACTCGAAGACCAAATTGGGAACGAGAACAATTACAAACAGCAGTAGCATTTTTACCTAAAAGACCTGAAGCATATTTACATTTAAGTTTATGGCATTCCAGTAGAAAAGAATGGAAACCAGCTTATATGTATTCTTGTTTAGGATTAGAAAATATAGGAAAAGATTCTTTACCTTACGATGTTAATTACCCTGGTGATTATATGTTATTATTTCAAAAGGCATATACTTCATGGTATGTTGGACAAAGGGAAGAATCCGCGCAGTTATGGAAAGAATTAGGCACAGCAGATGGTGTCAAACCAGAACATATGGAGATAATACAAAATAACATTCTTAATTTATGTTAAAATATTTATCATCGTTGCGTTAAACTGATGTTTAATTAAAACAATAACTATGAATTGGACATATAATGCCAAAGAAATGGTTGATATTAGCCAATTCCCAGATAGTACTTATGGGTTTGTTTATAAAACAACTCATATACCTAGTGGGAAAACATATATCGGAAAAAAGGTTTTATTTCATAATAAGAAACAAAAAATCGGTAAAAAAGAATTAGCGAAATTACAAGGTGTAGTGGGTCGTCGCCCAGCCTACAAATTAATAGTTAAGGAATCTGATTGGAAAACTTATTATGGTTCTCAAAAAGATATCAAATTATTATTATCAGAAGGTAAAAAAGATGAATTTGAACGTACTATACTAAAATGTGTAACTAATAAAAAAGCACTAACTTATTTTGAAGTTAAATATCAAATGATATACCAAGTGCTAGAAAAACCAGACGAATTTTTCAATGATAATATCTTAGGTAAATTCTTTACTAAGGATTTAAAAGATGTTAAATATGAAGATCCTTTGGAAATTAAAGACCATTAACGTATATTACGGTGTTATGATAAATCAGTTATTAGTTACTTTAGTAAATTCTGTATTAGGCACAGGCAAACAAACTGCTCGTGGCAATATGGCTTATACTTGTCCTCACTGTAAACATCATAAACCTAAATTAGAAGTTAATTTTACTGAAAATAAAAAAGGTGAAAACCCATGGCATTGTTGGGTATGTGATAAAAAAGGTAAAAATATACTTTACCTATTAAAAGCTGCTGGTGCATCACAAGAAAAAATAGCAGAAGCAAAAACATACGTTAAAGATGTTACATATGTAAGCAATGAACAATCACCAAAATATTTCTTAAAACTACCAGAAGAATATATAACATTAAAAGATGTTGATAAATCAGATATTATTGCTAGACATGCTTTAGCATATTTAAAAAAGAGAAATATTAGTAAAAAAGATATAATTAAATATAATATAGGGTATTGTAAAGAAGGATTGTATAAAAATATGATTATATTACCAACATATGATAAAGATGGAAATATAAATTATTTTACAGGTCGTTCATTTGAGAAAGAACCTTATGTTAAATATAGAAACCCACAAGTAAGTAGAGATATAATTCCAAATGAGTATTTTATTAATTGGAATATACCTATTGTTCTATGTGAAGGACCATTTGATGCTATTGCTATAAAACGAAATGCAATACCATTACTAGGTAAAAATATTCAAAGTAGCTTAATGAAAAAAATAGTTACTTCATTAGTAGATAAAATTTATATTGCATTAGATAGGGATGCAATTAAACAAGCTTTGAAATTCTGTGAAAGATTAATGGCGGAAGGCAAAGAAGTCTATCTTGTTGATATGCAAGATAAGGACCCGAGTGAGATGGGTTTCGAAAATTTCACAAGACTTATACAAAAAACAGTTCCATTAACCTATTCTAATTTATTGGAACAAAAATTAGCTATATGATCAAAAAATCATACAACCGAATTTTAGAGATCTCAGACGATCATAAACAAATTACACTACCAGATTCTAGGTATTATAGAAGAAATGGTGAGTATTATCCATCTGTAACCTATGTACTTCAGGCTTACCCTAAAGGTAAATATTTTGAAGATTGGCTTAAAAAAGTAGGATACAGTGCAGATTGGATTGTTAAAAAAGCAAGTGAAGAAGGAACAGCTGTACATGAGTTAATAGAAAGATATTTTGAAGGTAAAGAAATAAACTACTTAAGTGAAAGTGGTTATCCTAAAATGGATCCTTTAGTATGGCAAATGTTTTTAAGATTTGTTGATTTCTGGGAAACTTACAAACCAACATTAATTGAAACAGAAGTACATTTATTTAGTGATGAATTAAAAATAGCAGGTACTTGTGATTTAATTTGTGAAATTGACGGTACATTATGGGTTATTGATTTTAAAACGTCAAACCACTTACAAACAACATATGATTTACAGGGTGCTGCTTATGCCCAAATGTATAAAGAATGTTATGGTAAAGAAGCTGAACGTATAGGTGTTTTATGGCTTAAATCTAAATCTAGAGGTGTTGATAATTCAGGTAAACGTTTAAAAGGTAAAAATTGGGAAATATATGAATCCCCTAGATCACAAGAAGAAAATCTAGAAATATTCAAATCAGTAAAAAGAATATTTGATTTAGAAAACCCTAAACACAAACCAGCAACTACTTCATTTAAAACTTCAGTGAAGAGAACCGCGTAAAAATTTGGCTATCCGAGAAACCTTTCG